GCGCCGGCTGGTGGCGAAACAGTCTTGGTATCAGGCGATGGAGGCCGTTCGGTTTCCGTGGAAGTTGAAAACCGAGATCGCCGCGACATATTCGCAAGCGATGAGCGAGGCAGGACTGGAGACGGCGGCGGCGGGCGTTTCCTGGTGGGCCGGCTATAGCGACATCATGCACCATTTGAATATCGACATCGAGCCTTGGCATGAACGCGAGATCACGCGAATGTTCGCCGATCACGGCGCGGCCTTCTTCGATGGTCTGAACATGGGGTATCGACCCGCATGAGAGCCGGGCTGCTGGCGCGTTCGCGCATCACCATTGAGCGCGCGACGGCGAGCCAGAACACCTACGGCGAAGACGTGCCGACGTGGAACACTATCGGCTCATGTTGGGCCAATATTAGGCCACTACAGGGCCGCGAGCTTGAAGCCGCTCAGCAAACCTGGGCCGAGGCGCGTTTTCGCATTGAGGTTCGCTATCAGCGCGGCGCTGGTTTTCAGCGCAAAGACCGCGTGATATGGGGCACGCGAACGCTCGACATTCTCGACGTGGAGGACCCGGACCAACGGCAGCGGCGGCTGTTTCTGACGTGCAAAGAATATGCCTCGTAACTCGATCAACAGAGACGCGCAAAAAGCACTCCGCTTCGAAGGGCTGGACGAAATACAGCAGAACCTATCCAACGTCATCGACAAGACGACTGGCAGGGCCGCAAAAGAGGTCTACTTGCGCGCCGGGCTGAAGTTGCGCGACAAAGCGCGGGATCTTGCGCCAGTCAAAACGGGGCGGCTGAAGAAATCACTATTCGCTGCGCGCGGTGACGAAAACAAGCCAAACGTGCTTGTCGGCGTGAATTACAAGATCGCGCCACACGCGCATCTTGTCGAATACGGAACCGTCCGCGCTCCCGCTCATCCGTTTCTCCGGCCAGCGGTCAGCGCAACCGCGCAAGAGATGCGAACCATCGTCGAAAAAGGGCTGCGCCAGATCATCGAGGACGCCGCAAATGGCCGTCGTTGAAGAACAGATTTACACCATCCTTTCGGGGATCTCGGCGCTCACTGCGCTGGTTCCGGCCGCGCGGATCAAGGTTCCTGGCGACTGGCAAAATCTTACGCGCCCATACATCGTTCACTTTCCGGTTTCGCCCGCGCCGGTACACGTTCACGACGACTCGGCGATTCAGCCGGGCATCTGGGACTTCTATCAGGTGAGCGTGTTTTCGTCGACGTACTCAGAAGGCCGCGCCATCATCGATGTGCTGATTGAAAACTTTCGCGACAACCTGACGGGCGGCGTGACGGCGCTGCTTCAGCCCGGATCGTTCTACCAGGGTCACGAAAAGATCGGCGAGACGACCGTCCACCATTTCGCCTTGAATTTCCGCATCGCCGAAGGCTTATAGCCTCCGAGCGTCTCGCCTTCGGCTATTGGGCCGTCGCCGCGTTCATCAACTTCTAACCGCGCTTCGGCGCATAGGAGAAACACGTCATGGCCACTGGTGGCATCATCAACAACGGCACGAAGTTCGCGTACAGCGCGACCTCGCCCGTCTCATGGACCCGGCTTGGGCAAGTGCTCGAAGCGCCGGAACTCGGCATCAGCCGCGACAAGGTAGACACGACCGTCCACGGAACCTCGATCTTCATGCGATCGATGCCCGGTATGGCGGAAGTTCTGCCGATGCAGATCACGCTTTTGAGCGACCCGAGCCAAGCAACGTCGCCCGCTCAGGACGCAATGCGGACGTACTGCGTCGCGGGCACCACGATTTACTTCCGCGCCGAAATTCCAGTCGACCGTTCGCAGTCGTCCTACCGAGCGTGCGAGTTCCAGGGCTACGTGCTCGATTGGAAGGTCACGGGCGGCACGCCGGGCGACCGGCAGGAATGCCAACTCACCATCGAGTTCGACGACAGCGCCTGGACCTGGTACAACGCGGGATCGAGCGCGATCAGCTAGTTATGAGAGCAATCGATCCAGTCACAATCACCACCACCGACGGGCAGCAGCGAAAGCTGCTGCTCTCGATGGGCGGCATTCGACGCCTGAAGCAGCGCATGGGCGTCAAGAACTTCGGCGAACTCATGGCGCTCGACACCGAGGCTATCAGCGTGCCGATGATCTTCGAAGCGTTGCTCGACAAAGGCAATTTGACCGAAGAAACGCTGGCCGACATTCTTCCCGCGCACCTTGAAGACATCGCGGCGACCGTCGTGAAGCTGCTTGGCGCATCCATGCCCGAGGCCCGCCCTACGATAGCGGAGCCGAAGCCGCAAGCGATTCAGTAGACGGCGATCTCGATTTGTGGGCGTTCTGGACTCAGATTCTAGGGCGCTCATCTGACGAGTTTTGGGAACTGACGCCGCGCGAAATTCAGGCGTGCTCGGAGGCCTGGGCGCGTGTTGAGCGCGCGCAGAACATTCGCGCCGGAACCATTGCGGCGGCGGTCTACAACGTCCACCAAGGGCGCGGCAAAAAGCCGCTGCTCTGGTCGGACTTCTTTAACGATCCAGACGCCAAGCCGAAGCAGCCGCAATCACCAGAGGCGATTCTGGCTGGCTTCGAGGCAGTGTCAAAGACGCTTGAAATCGTGAAGTCACAGAAAGGAGGGTAAGGCCATAGCATCACTTGGCGACATGTTCGTCACGGTCGGCGCGAAGATCGACGGTTTCGAGAAGGCGATGGGAACCGTGGGCCAACGCCTGCGCGCCATCGACCGCGACGTGAACAAGACCTTCGGCGGCTTCGACAAGATCGGCGACAAGCTATCGACCATCGGGCAATCGCTGACCGTTGGCCTTACCCTTCCGCTTGCAGCAATCGGCGGCGCAGCAACGAAGATGGCCGCTGACTTTGATCTGGGACTCCGCAAGGTCGGCTCGCTCGTCGGCGGCTTCACTGACGGCGAAATGAAGCGGCTCACCGATCAAACGCTTGCCGTGTCTCGTGCGCTCGGCATCGACGCGGTGAAGGCTACCGATGCGCTTTACGAGGCGATCTCGGCGGGCGTGCCGAAGGACAACGCCGTGGACTTCCTGGCCGTCGCTTCAAAGGCCGCGATTGCGGGCGTGACTGACACGAAAGTCGCGGTCGACGGGCTGACGAGCATCATCAACGCCTACGGTTTGAAAACAAGCGACGCGAAGGAAATCAGCGACGCGATGTTCCAGGCCGTCAACATCGGTAAGTTCCAGTTTCAAGACTTGGCGAGCGCTATCGCCATCGCAACGCCGCTTGCTTCGTCGCTCGGCATTGGCTTCAAAGAAGTGCTCGCGGCTGGCGCTACGCTCACGTCGCAGGGCTTCTCCATTTCCGAGGCGCTGACGAGCGTTCGCTCTGCGATGACGGCCATTATTTCGCCAAACAAGGCAATGCAGGCCGTGTTAGACCAGACCGGTTATTCCACGGGCGAAGCGCTATTGAAGGCCAAGGGCTTCCAGGGCGCGTTGGAAACATTGCGTGAAGCGACGGGCGGAAGCGTGTCCGCTCTCACAGATGCCTACGGGCGCGTCGAAGCGCTGGGCGCTGGTTTGAAACTCACTGGCGAGTTCGCGGCGAAGGCACACGCCGATATCGACAGCGTGAAGAACTCCTCACAGGGCCTCGGCGCGGCTACGGCGGCTTACAACGAAATCAACAAGAGCGCCACTCGCCAATTCGAAATGGCCGTGACTGCGATCAAGGCCACCGCCATCGAACTCGGCGTCGCACTGCTGCCCGCCGTGAATCAGTTGCTTCAGGCATCGCAGCCGCTCATCGCCATGCTCACCGACGCCGTGAAGTGGTTCGGTGCGTTGCCGCCATCGGTCCAGACGACCATTCTCGGATTCACTGCCGCCGCAGCCGTCATCGGGCCTATGGCGATGGCGCTTGGCACACTGGTTTCGACCGTCGCGCAAGTCTCGGCCGCGTTCACGTCGCTCGCCAGCATCAGCGGCGTGACGCTTTCCGGCGCACTGGGCGCGCTTGAAATGGCGTTGACCCGCATCGTGCCCGCCGCCGCCGCCGTAGCTGCGGCGTTTGTCGTGTTTGAGGGCCTGAAGGAAATTGCCGCGAATGCGCAAAAGGTGCACGAGGAACTGGGTGGCCTTTACGAAGTGGTCGGCTCAGTCGGCAAAGCGATTATCGGCCTTTACGGCATGGCGCTCAAGCCGTTCAACGATACGCTTGGCCTGACTGGCGAAACGCTCAAGCCCGTTGCGGAATGGTTCGGGAAACTCGATCTCGCGGCGCTGAGTGCCAGCAAGCGGCTTCACGCCGTCAGTCTTCCGCTCGGTGTGGCGAACGATCTCCTGAAGGAGCTTCACAAGTGGCTGCAATTGGTCAACGGGAAAACATACGACACCATTGACGCGCAAGAGGCGATGCGCAAGGCGCTCAACGTCAACTCGCAGGCGATGCGAAAGCAGGGCGACGAAGCCGCGCAGATCAAACAGCGCACCGACCAGACCACGACGGCGACCAAGGCTTTCGAGCAAGCTGTAAAAAACACTTCCGGCGCGCTGGCCGATCACACGATCAAGACTCGCCACGCCAAGGACTTGGTTAAAGAGTTCGGCGACGGCATTCCTTCCGCAATCGTGGCCGAGTACGAACGACGCATTAAGGCGGCGCGCACGGAGATCGCAAAGGCAACTATCGATCATCAACTTGCCGTGCTCGCGGGCAAGGACTGGAACGCGCAACTCGAAGCGAACATCAAGTCGGCTAGCGAGCTTTCCGACTCCCTCACTAAACTGCGCACCGACGCGCTGGCGAAGTACGTCACCGATCTCGGCAAGGCTGGCGACTCGACCGCGATGCTTTCCGGCCAGATTCAGGACATGGCGCGGATCGGCAAGGAGCAGTTCGGCACGGTCACGACCGCGAGCAAGGAAGCTGCCGAAAAGCAAACGGGCCACTGGAAGGATTTCAGCAAGGACGTTTCGACGGTCTTCACAAACTTCGCGCAGACCATCGCGAAATCGCTTTTCGACGGCGATCTTTCCTTCGGCGAGAAGGCGAAGAAGATGCTCGTGTCGCTGGGCGAGGCGGTCACGGCGAAGTTTATCGAACCCGCGACCAAGGCCATCGGCGACTTCATCAGCGGCGTTCTCTCCGACCTTATGAGCGGCAAGGGCCTTGGCGGCGTGCTCGACCGCATCAAGGA